CATGAACAACGAATTTGACCGCGAGTACAACGATTTCGATGAACTTTACGAGTCAATGATGGAAACTAATCCCGAAGATTGGCTTCCCAATTCTGGTATTCGTGAAGAGTTTGATGCCGAAACTCTTGCAATGTTGAAGAACTTCTGATATAATAATAAAAGTAGGGTTTATGTAAGTGAATGAAGGTTGTTGAGAGACACCGATACGATGGGGATACAATCTTTGAGACTCGTTCTCTTAGATTTGTCCCCTTTTCTTATGAACCTGAAGTAGTTAATTCAGTAATCAAAACTATTGCTGAACAACTCACTCCAGATCTTCTCACCAAAAAATATCGAGAAGAAAATGTAACAAACCCTATGTACGGTCATTGTTATCACTCAAGTCAGGCTTTGTTCTACTTGATGGACACTGACAAGTTAGTTCCCATGAGTGGAACTGACTACAGAAATGATACTCATTGGTGGTTACAAGATGGTGAAACTATCCATGATGTAACTGCTGATCAGTATTATTCTGTGAACCAAGTTCCTCCCTATGATGTAGGGAAAAAATCAGTTTGGTATGGTTGGAAACAACGACCACACCAAAGATCTCTCAAATTGATTATGAGAGTTCTAGACTCTTTGAAAGTTTCGTATTGTTACGAAATCATCACACCACAAACAGGGCCCTTGACAGAGTTCTTTGTTTGATCTATTCTGGCTTCATGAGTTAACCCTCGTTAAAAGGTTTTGTCCTTTACTTGTTTTTTCTTATGTCTACTGCTGACGTTTTTGCACTGGTCAAAAATCTGACCTCTGTCTCAGCTCTGTCTCTCATTTCGGAACCTCGTTTCCGTGGACTTCGCTCCATTGTCCAGGATAACATTGATTCCGCAAAAGTAAAGTATCCCGTTGGTTTCGGGAAATGCTTTATGTCACTCTCAGAGTTTTATGGTCACTATAACAAGCAAACTGACCGTAAGGAAACTTATACTGTAAAAGTTCCTACTTCCAAGATTTTCTATAAGCAAGGTCAAGTTCGTCAAGTTCTTCCCGAGTTCTGTATTGAGAACTTCGAACTGTATAACCACACTGTTGATTTCTGTGAGTCTGAGATTCCCGTTTTCTTCTATGATGAAGTAACTGGTGAGTTCAATCCTGTCAAGAAACAACACACCACGGCTCAAGTTGCTGCGATTGCACAAGTTACTGGTCAAGATATTGAGATCTTGGCTCGTGTAGTTGCATTTGAATCTTCCGTCTCCCAGACTGATCGTTCACTTGAAGCTTCCAAGGTTTTCTATAAGGAAATCAAGGGTATCAATACCACCAAAGATTGGGAAAAACTTCCTCACCAAGTTGCTTGTGGTGACGAACTTTCTACTGATACGATGGAGTTCTACAAGAGCATCCCTGGTTTCACCTGGCAACCTATTGGCTTTCCGTTCCCTCTGGTAGCAAACCCTCACTTCACTTGCACCAAAGTTGCACAGATGAAGAAGTTGGTTTCCTATGCTATCAACGATGATGAGTTGGATACCTTGAAGGGTATTGTTCAGACTCTCTGCAACTCTGTTGACTGGGAAAAGGAAAAGCCCGCTAAGGAATTGTCCGCATATCTTCTCCGTGGTTTCTACAACTTTGAGAAGCGTTTGCACTCCCTTCTGGATGATGCATTGAGTGATTCTGGTGAGACTTTTGATCTCAACGAACACATTGAGGACTATTTCGGAAACAGCAACATGCGACTCCGTAACTATCTGGGTTCCACTTCTACCGATAAGAAACCCTGGCAACATCTGGTCAAGGTTGCTAACGAAGTCAACAAGTTCTTGATCAAAAAGAATCTGATGGATGACTCCTTCTTTAACATCAAGAAGACTAAGTTTGTGGAGGCAATCTACAACCTTGCAAACCCAACTTCTAAGTCTGCTGTTAGTATTGATGAAGTGAAAAACTACATCAAAGGTTACTGCAACTGACCCATAAGGGTCTCTGATCAATGGCCCCTTGCCCTCCCCCTGGGTGAGGGGTTATCTTAGCTGTATCGAAACGAGGTTAATGCAACTCCGTCCTAACCAAATCCGTGCGACTAATGCAATGTTGGCCTATGAAAAGGGTCAAATCATTGTACCTACTGGTGGTGGTAAGACTATCACTATGATCTACGATCTTATCGAGAACTGCAAATATATTGACAACGGAATGACTACCGTTGTTGTAGCACCCCGTATTCTCCTTGCTGAACAACTCTCCGCAGAGTTTCTGGAGTTTGTTGATACCAAATATACTCATGTGATGCACGTCCATAGTGGTGAGACTCATCACTTCTCTACTACTAATCCTGAGAAGATTGCACTGTTCGCTAACACTGCCCGTACCGCAGGTGAGAACGTGTTGATCTTCACTACCTACAATTCTCTTGACCGTTTGCGTCAAGCTGACATCGAGGTGAACAACATTTACTTCGACGAAGCTCACAACTCTGTTAAGAGAAACTTCTTCGGTCCTACTGAGTTCTTTTCTCACGATGCAGATCGTTGTTTCTTCTTCACTGCAACTCCGAAACATTCTCTGACTATCAACAAACCTGGGATGAATATGCCTGAGGTTTATGGTCAGGTTATCTGCAACATTCCTGCACCTGAGTTGGTTGAACAGGGTTACATTCTTCCTCCTAAAGTTGTTGTCAAACAACTCGGAATGGTACAGGACAAGTTCAAGATCTGGTCGCGTGATAGTGACTTCCTGATGGAGACGATTGATAATCCTAAGAGTGTCACTGTCACTGAAGGCTTCATTGATGGTACTCAATCGGTCAGTAAAGTTCTGGTCTGTGCTCGTTCCACCAAACAGATCATGGGTCTCCTGAGTGACTCTGACTTCTGCAAAGATATTGCATCTCGTGGTTACTCTTGGATGACTATTACCTCCAAGACTGGTGCAATTATTGATGGTCAAAAGGTGAACCGTGAGGTATTCTTTGACACTCTAAATGCATGGGGTAAAGATCCCTCCAAGAAGTTTGTGGTTCTTCACCACTCCATTCTGTCCGAAGGTATCAACGTCAACGGACTGGAAAGTGTTATCTTCCTCCGCAACATGGATTACATCGGTATCAGTCAATCTATCGGACGTGTTATCCGTCTGGGTGACAAGTCTAAGACCTTTGGGCTAGTCTGTATTCCTGTTTATGACTCTGTGGGTATCTCTACCTCTAAGAAGGTTCAGGCGGTTGTAGACACGGTGTTTAATCAGGGTCAACCTGCTATCTCGGAGATCCGTCGATGACTGACAATCCATCACTCAATAATTCAAAGTCAATAGAAGAATCGCTCGAACGTGGTTGGTTTTATCCACCCATGAATTATCCAAAACAAAAGAGTGAACTAACAGAGAAAGCAATCAAAGATTGGTTAGATCTTATCAAGAAAGATCCCGTCATGGTTATTGACTTAAATACTCTAAGACTTCGCCCTCCAAAATATAAATGAAGACCAGATCATTACAAAATTATAGTGCATCCGTTGGCACTGAAGTCTATGATATAGATTGGAATTGTCACGAAGAAATATTAGAACTTGGGAGACTTTGTTCTTCTGAGTGCATTGTATTATTAAATGAAGATATATCTATTGAACACCTATTCAACGTAATGAGTAAGTGGGGAGATCCCAGTAGAGCTTTTACTCATGAGTATATCTGTGACAAGAAACTTGCGGGGAGTCATTGGAGAGAAATACTTACTAACTTGGGGTATATTAGTAATGCTGCTGGTGGTCATTTAAGTCAAGCAATAGCCTATGTTAGTTACAAACAGGAGAAAAAAGGAAGACCTGTTGGAATGTTTCAAAATGGAGAATTAAATTGGCACACTGATCAATGTGCATTTGAAGATGCACAGAAAATTATTGGTCTCAAGAGTGTTAGTGATACTGATAATAGCCAAACTGAGTTTTTGTGTACTCATGATGCTTATGAATCCTTAAGTTCCGATATGCAGAGTATGGTCAAAGAACTTGTGGTAAAACATAAATGGTTTAACAATGTCATGGCTCCAGGATTAAGCGAAACTCAGACACTTCTACTTCATTACAACATGGTTCCCCTCGATGGAATGGAAACTTCGTTGTATAGTGAGACTGCATCTGGCTTGACTGGAATGAAACTACCGAGTCATTCATTTGATGGTTTTGTTGGATTTTCTAAAGAAGAAAGTGATAAGATTATGGATGAAATCAAAAAAGTTGTCTATAAAGATAAGTATATCTATACACAAAACTGGAAAGATGGACAAGTAGTTTTTATGGATCAGGAAATTACTCTGCACAAAAGACCAACAAACATTCAGACCGGAAATAAACGGACAATGGCTAGATCAATTTTCTATGTTAATAAATTATTTGACACAGAAAAATCTCAAAGAGCAACAACAGTTAGACACAATGGTTCTGTCTACAGTATAGACGAGTTTGTGAAACTAATTGATGAAGATAGAAAAAAAGAATATGAGAAAAGATGAAAACTAGATCACTGCAAAATTATAGTTCAACTGTTGGAGTTGAGGCTTATGATATTGATTGGAATTGCAAAGAAGAACTCATTGAATTGGGGAGATTGTGCGCCTCCCAATGTATAGTCTTTGTGGATGAAAAAGTGTCTACGGAAACTCTTTTCAAAACAATGATGGAGTGGGGTGACGCTAGTAGAGCTTTCATTCATAATGCTGTAATTTCAAAAAAACTTCAAGGTAGACATTGGAGGGAAATACTCTTGAACTTGGGTTTCATCAATAGAGAGATTGATGAGAAATTTAAGGGTGCGGTGAGTATGGTTAGTTATAAGAGAGATGAGAAAAACAGACCTAAAGGTATTTTCCAAAACGGAGAATTAAATTGGCACAGTGATCAATGTGCATTTGATGATGGTCAAAGAATAATAGGACTTTGTAGTGTCAGTGACACTGAAAATAGTCAAACTGAGTTCTTATGTACTCATGATGCTTATGAGTCTTTGAGTTCCGATATGCAAAGTATGATTAAAGAATTGGTGGTGAAACATAAATGGGTTGCTAACTCATTAGCCCCAGGATTGAATCATTCACAAACATTATTGATTCATTACAACTCCGTCCCTATTGATGGGATGGAAACTAAACTCTACAGAGAG